GGAGCTTTATAATTTGAAGGTTTTTTGTTTACAGAGTAACCACCAAATTTATTATCTTTTTTCTCGTAATTTAAAGAGTGACTGGTAATAAACTCAGCATCTAAGATATTTACGCTAAACTTGTCATAATCATAAGTCTCGTTACCATTCTCATAATATGGTTGAGTTCCATAATTTGATGGGTTGTTGTTTTTTCCAGCATACTCTGTTGCTATCTTAATATAATCATCTTCACTAAACTCATCACCTGCTTGTTGTTTTAAATCAGCAATAGTTATAGAATAAATTTCTCCAGCATGACGTATGTTTTTAAAATCTGGTTTAGCAGAAAAAGAGGTTATAAGATTTGCAGGATCTACATGTCTGATTTTTACCCCTTCTGTTTTAGATATTTCTGTTTTAGCAGCACATATACCTAAAACAACAAGATCACGAATCATATGTCTTTTAACTTGATCGTAATCATTTACATTTAAAGTATAATCTATAGCTTTTTCTAATGCTATCTCAACATTTTGTTTATAGTTTAAAGCCATAAACATTTCTACTTCTTCAGTGTTTTCAGCTACAAAACCTTTTTTAGATAACGAAAGACCTGACTCATCTTCAACTTGTTCATAGAAATCTTTATTAATCATGTCAGCAAACATTGATTTCTTTTTTTCTAAACGTTGACTAGCAGCTATAGGATCAATTGATTCAGCTTTTATATCGTAATCTTGGTTTACCATACCGTTAACAATAACGTCAACAAACTTAGGAATAATAGATACAGGACTCCAGTCTATATTTAAGTAAGAAGTATCCCCACCCACATCAAGAAGGTCCTTATATTTACCAACATCTTGATTACCTTCAGCGTAAGATCTATTACGACTGTATCTCATCTTACGATCTCTAAAATATACATCACCGTTATTGTGCCACTCATAGTACATATTTTTAAAGTACTCAAGTCCGTATTGTGTAGCAGCTTTTTCTTCGTTAGTTGCTAAAGGCGATGGGTAACCATTTAATTTGTTTTTACTGCTATTGTAGTTCATGCTTTTATTTGTTTGCTAAACATTCCTTTGTTACTGTATCTTTTAACTAAAGGAGATGAAGCCTTTAATTCTTTTTTGGGCTTAATGTATTTTTGTGAAGCTAGTAAAGCTAATGATGAAGATATACTAGCATCGTACTTTGTTCTGTTATCTATCTCAAATCTGCTCCAATCATCAAGTAGTGTATTAAAAAAACACCTTCCTATCTCCCCTGTATTAGCATCATAACCAACATGATCATATATATAAGTTGCTATAGCTTCTGCTTGAGCATTTATTACTGCAGCACCAGATCCAGGTATACCTTTAGTCTTTTGCTTTCCTCTACTCCATTCTGTGTGAGTCATATCTGGTCTGTCCATTAAGTACTCGTAGTAACCTCTATTTTCAAAGTACTTTAGTATACCTACCTTGTTATTCTCAACAAGTATCTGACAGCCATAAAACACACACATCTTAATCATGTCTTCGTAAAATATTTCTGCCTTAGGTGGTCTGTTAATGTATTCACAAACAAACTGCATAGACGCATCACTTGACATACTAAACTTATGAAAAACATGAGCAGCAGCATCAGATCTCCTACCATCAGTAGTGGTGTCATGATCATAAGGGTCGCAACCTGCAACCAAGTTGTCTGCTTTTCCAGGAAATTTCTTACCAAACCTAGAAGATATAATATTTTGCTCTTGACCCTCAGGAACCCAAGTGACTTCCCATTTACCTTTTCTGTGAGGTATCCATAAAACCTCGCTGTCTTGTACTCCATTTTTCCAAATAAACTCACCCCTTGTTGTAGGGCAAGAATTAACTTCATTGTAATCCATCTGTTGATAGATTCTTTCTACGTCAAATATACAACTTTGTGTGTCGTTTCTAAAAGCTTCCTCTACGGTGAAAGGAAACTGCCTTTTAAACTCTGATAAAGCTGTAGTGTCATTCTTTAAAGCGTCTCTTCTATTTTGTATATAATCCCTAGCACCAGTATCTATAGACATCTCATCAATACCCATTATTGGTTTTTCTGGAGTGTCAATAACACTATAACCATACTCGTCAATAAATCCTTCCAAGTTGTCAAAAGCAGGAATAAACAATTTATATAAACCACTTTTTGTCCTACCGTTTAAATCTTTTTCTTGCATGTCTGAGTCGTAGAATATATCTTTAAACTCTGCACCACCATCTTGTTGTTTATTAGCAGTGGATCCCATCATACATTTTCCTACAACTTTTCTACCTAAAAGTAAACAGGTTTGAGTTACACCCCAATTTTTCTTTATAGAGTTTTGACCTGTCCACTTACCAGCTTCATCATGCACTAGAAGTTTTAGCTTCATACCATCATAGCTGTTGTCAGCAGTGTTCTTCCAGTCTATCGTAGAATTTAAAGCTTCAGACTCTTCTATGTGTTTTTGATTTCTTGTTATCTTCTTAGCAGGTTCTCTAAACGCTAACTCTACACGAGGATTACTAGAACCATCTTGTATAGGCTGAAAAAAGAAAGGGTAGTTACGATATATACGAACTACCTTATCTGTAAACATTGTCTTAGCATCAGAACCAGTTTTAGATAACAATCCAAAGTTACTGTCGTATACTTGAGTTGCTAAATTTACTATTTCACCACTAGCCATATAAGAAAAACCACTACGTCTGTTTTTAAGAAAGCACATNCCGTAAGAGTTCTTGTCTTTTTTACAAGCTTCCCAAAAAATAAAGAACGTCCTNTTAGCATCCCTNTAATCAGGATAACCAACATCAATTTTACTCCACTGGATAAACATATAATGAGATCCAGTAATATACGTAGGTACACCATTGTTATAGAACCACAATCCGTCTCTCCTACGCCTAAACTCTTCGTCTATGTAATCAACATAGTCAGAAGCGTTTTCTCTTGTTAAACCCTTTGGTATAGCTTGCCTTCTCCACATCTGTTGTTTCTTAGGCAGTCCGTAATAAAGTATATCTTTTTTATATTTAGGCTTGTTAGGTAAAACTATCTTTAAGTTGTCAAACTCTAAGACATCACCCTTGTTGCCATCAATTAAATATACACTACTACTTTCTTGCATACCTTTCTGCAAAAGATCCTTTAAAATCTTTTTTCTCTTCTATTAAGGATTCACCTTCCTTTATTCTATCTTCTAAATTTTTTATTCCTAATAAAATCTCTTGACAATCTTCAAAGCATTCTCTCTTTGCTTTAATTGCTTGCCTTCTCTTAGCGTCATCTTCTTCTATTAAAGGTTTACCTATCTCTTCTATTAAAAGATCAACAGCCCCCTTACTTGCCTCTATCAGCTTCTCTAAAGTTTCAAGAGCGTAATTACTATTACTACTCTTCATACTTACAGATAACATCTATGTTACGCATACGTAGAAGTTTTGTACCTTCTATGTCCATATCATACTCAGAGTTTTCAGTCCACATAACTCTATCACCTTTCTCAACTCCCTGGTCTTTCATCCAGTCATTAATAATTACTGCACGACCATGTAACTCTACTTCTGATGCTGAAGTCTCTAAAAATATTCCAGACTCAGTCTGCTCTGGCTCTTTCATCTCTTGCTCCATAAAGTTCCAAACCCCTACAGGTATGTACTCTTCACCCCTTTTAATAAGGTATATTTGCTCTGCACGAGATTGATATATATTCTCTTTATCTGCGTGCTTAACAGCGTTTACTGGTGTAGCTATAAAATGGTGAAACCATACTTTATCACCTTCTTGTATCCCTGTATCTTGAGAGTCGTGAATTGGTGTTTTGTACACTGTACCATACTGTCTAGCTAACTTCATTGGGTCGTAAGATGTATCTCTATACATCTCTTGTCCGTTTATTGTTATTGTATCCTCTGTTTCTTTTTCTACCTCTATCCAGTAGATGTCTCTAATTGGCTTCATTTTTATTTTATTTAATTTAAATGTAATTATTTTACTTAACCTCGTACCCTTCTTCCAGTACTGAAGTGTTATACTCTATAGCTGTAGGTTGAGAGAAAAACCTCTTCCATGGCTTAGAGAACTCTTCACCATCCATTTTAATATACACATCGTATACTACTTGTTGGTGNTTANACCAAGCTCTTTCATCTTGAATTATGGCTGTTATTTCTAGTGAACCTCCAAGCATCTTTTGACCTACCTGATAAGTCAAACCTTGCTTTAGGTCCCCTATAGTTATTTTTCTTATAAGGGGATTTGTTGTTTCCATTTTTATTTAATTTAAATTTAATTATGCTTCTAGTGTTCTTGATATTTTAATAAATTGACAGAAAAGAGTTTTACTTTCAGCAGCTAAAGCTTGAATACCAACGTAGGGTTCCATCCCAGTACCAGATGTTGTAGCTAAAGATTTTGTTGTAGCTACAGCTTGAGTTGCTCCACCTGCTGTTGCAGATGTAACTAAACCATACTGAACTCCATTTACAAA